CGCACCATTTGATGGAAAAGGTATATTACAAAGAGCAGTTTTTAATAAATGGATATCAGCAGAAGAATGGTATCATTTAAAAGATGAATGGCAAGATGCGGCTCGAGAATTAGAACAAAGATATAGTGATTGGCCAGACGGAGAAGGGTTTGGATCATCGGATCATAATTTTGCAATTAGAGATTTAATGAGTATAGTAGGATACGAATTTGATGACCAAGACACTAGTGGTAAATTTGTTGTAACTAAAATGCCAGAGAAATTAGAAAAATTAGGTATAACAAACGTAAGAATGAAAGGCGAACCTGTTGCAACAGAGGCAGAGCAAAATGAAGATACAGAAGCAACTTTATTAGGTAAAGCTGAAGCTTCTTTAATGCACGGATTAGAAATGGCCCAGGCTGTACTTAAAAAAAATTATGGCATGGCAGAAGTTCAGGCTAAAGTTATTTCAGAAAATTGGCCACCTTTAATTGATAAAATTAAAAATGTATACAAAACAACCGAACAAAATCAAGATGGTTTACAACCAGTTGATTTAAAAAGATTAGGTCAAACAGAACCTAAAATATATGTTCATAAAGATGGCAAAACAATAATGATACCAAAAAGAAAGCACAACGAGTATCTTGCGAAAGGATGGAAAAAATCGGCATTAAGGGCTGAGACTTCATACGAGTCAAAACTTGCCGAAATGTTAAAACAACGTCTTAAATAATCACGAATCTATTATAAATATTCAATATGGCACGTAAAAAACCTTACACAGATAATTTTGCAGACTTGGTTGCTCGTTTGAACGCAATGAGCAATATGACTCCTGAACAAGAACGAAAATCTTTGTTGGAATCCGCTAGTGCTGAACCAAGACTATTAGATGAAAAAGATGTTAGCCTAGCAGATATTGCCAAATTAGCTGGAATTAAAGAATACGTTGATCCAGTAAAAGTTTCTAAAAAAGCAAAAAAATTAGTTGAGGAAATTACCAAACCAGAACCAACATCTAGTATTACTAAAGCAATAAAAGAATCCGATGCTGATGATTCAATATCAGCAGGTATTAAAAAAGCAGTAACAGAAGAAACTAAAAGATTAGACAAAATTACAGAGCTTGAATCACAATTGGCAGAATTAAAAGCACAAGAAAAAGAAGATGCAACTTTAGATGATAAAACATTTAGAGAAAGATTTGTTTCAGAAATAACTGAGTACGTAAAAAAAGCCGAAGGAACTGAATTAGCAGAACTTTACAATAAGTTTTCAATGAATGAAGTAGAGTTACAAGAAAAAAACTTCTTAATTAAAACACCAGAAACAAAAGAAGTTATTGCTGATGCAGAGGCAAAAGAAGCAGAAGCTAACGCAGAAGTTGTACAAGAAAAAGAACCTAAAGCAGAAGAACCAGCAATCGAAGAACCAGCAATCGAAGAACCAGCAATCGAAGAACCAGCAATCGAAGAACCAGCTGTGGAAATGGATGCTGTTCAACCAGAAGTAGAAATTCCAACAAAAGACAAATTTACAAACGACTTGGATCCTGCACCAAAGGCTCCAAAAACTGAATCTACGAAAAAATAATTTCCAATAAATACCTAGTATGTCTGAACTAGAACAACATTTACCTTACAACTATAAACAATATCTCGATGATGTTACCAAAATGCGTCAAAGAGGACATATTGCTACAGGTGAACAAACAGCACATCCACAATCAGCAGGTTCTAGAGGATTAGCAAAGGCTGAAGATTTTATAAATTCTCCAAATCAAATAATGAAGGATAACGACATTACTGAAGTAAATCCTGAATTAGCACGTATCAAAAAATTATCTGGTTTAATCTAAAAAAAACCATTTGCTCTACTCTTAAAACTGTTATATACTACTATTAACAACAAAGGAAATATATGGCAGTAAGAAACTTTAACGACGGCGAAAAACAAAAGCTAATCCAAATCATTTCTCAAGGATCACAAGTCCTAGGAGAAGTAGACGATCTTAAATCAGGATTAAGAGATACAGTTAAATCAATAGCAGAGGAACTAGAATTAAAACCCGCATTGATTAACAAAGCGATTTCAATTGCTCATAAAGGAAATTATCAGAACTTGTCAGATGATATGGACACTTTAGATTCCATATTAACGGCGGCAGGTAAGATATAGTGTATCGTTTACTCAAAGAATTTTGGGTAAACAGTTATAAAACGGACCAAGTTGCTTTTTGGAATGAGCTGTTATCTGTAATTGTAACAATTATGGGTTCCTGTATTTTAACATTTACCTCACCACACCCAACAATGCATTATGTATTTCCATTGTACTTGCTAGGCTCTAGTACTTTGTGTTATGCTAGTTGGAGAAGAAGAAGCATTTGGATTGTAACTTTATCCGGATGGTTTACATTAATGAATATAATAGGAAATTATAGAGTATTTTTACTATGAGTTACATAGACGCTTTATATAAAAAAGATGAAGACAAAGTATATGTAGTTGAAAGAAACTCTAAAGGTAAAAGAATTTTTGTAGACTATGATGCTAGATATGTATTCTATTATCCAGACTCTAGAGGTAAGCATAGATCTATGACTGGACTATCATTACAAAAAGTACAATGTAGAACTTCAAAAGAATTCATTAAAGAGCAACGGATAAGATCCAATAAAACTCTTTATGAACAAGATATCAATCCAGTGTTTAGATGTTTGGAAGAAAATTATCTAGGCAAGGAAACTCCTAAACTGAACACTATGTTTTTTGATATCGAGGTGGATTTTGATCCTGAAAAGGGTTATGCCACAACTGACGATCCGTTTATGCCCATTACTGCCATTAGTTGTTATATGAGCTGGACGGATCAGTTAGTTACTTTTGCACTAGTACCTAAAACACTATCTACACAAGATGCTAAAATGCAAACAGAACGATTCTCTAACTGTATGTTATTTCAAAAAGAAAAAGATATGTTAGATGCATTTCTTACACTAGTTGAAGAAGCAGATGTTATATCAGGTTGGAACTCTGAAGGATATGATATTCCATACACAGTAGGTAGAATACAAAAAGTATTAAGTTCCGATGATACAAGACGTTTATGTTTTTGGGGTGAGAAGCCCAAGAAAAGAACATTTGAAAAATATGGTAGAGAACAATTAAGTTATGATTTAGTTGGACGAGTACACTTAGACTTATTAGAATTATATAGAAAATACACATATGAGGAAAGACATTCATTTAGATTAGATGCAATTGGTGAACACGAACTAGGTGAGAAAAAAACTGTTTACGAAGGATCATTAGATTCACTTTATAAAAATGACTTCGGGTTGTTTATAGAATACAACAGACAAGACTGTAATCTACTTGCTAAACTAGAAAAAAAATTAAAATTTATTGAACTTGCCAACGAAATTGCACACCAAAATACTGTGTTGCTACAAACAACAATGGGTGCAGTTGCAGTAACTGAACAAGCAATAGTTAATGAAGCACATAGACGTGGCATGATTGTTCAAGGTAGACGTTATAGAAAAGAAGGAGAAGAAGTACAAACGGCGGCAGGTGCTTATGTGGCAACTCCAAAAAAAGGAATGCATAATTGGATAGGATCAATGGATATTAATTCACTATATCCTTCAGTTATTAGAGCATTGAATATGGGACCTGAAACTATTGTGGGACAAATAAGACCTGTAATAACATCAGCAGAAATAAACAGAGCTAAATTTCAAAAAAAATCATTTGCGGCGGCTTGGGAAGGACAATTTGGTAGTTGGGAATATCAAGCAGTAATGAAACAAGATAAAGGTACTGAACTTATTGTAGATTGGGCTGATGATACATCTGTAAGAATGTCAGCGGCACAATTATATGATATTATATTTGATGGCAAAAACAAATGGATGTTAAGTGCTAATGGTACAATATTTACATATGAGTTTGAAGCAATTATTCCAGGCTTATTAAAACGTTGGTATACTGAAAGACAAGAAATGCAACGTAAAATGGATGCTTGTGGTGAAAACGAAATTGAAAGATCATTTTGGGATAAAAGACAACTTGTTAAAAAAATTAATTTAAACAGTTTATATGGAGCACTTTTAAATCCAGGTTGTAGATTTTTTGACATAAGAATTGGACAATCAGTAACATTAACAGGTCGATGCATTACAAAACATATGGCGGCAAAAGTAAATGACATTGTTGCGGGCAAATATGATCATTCTGGCCAATCTATAATATATGGAGATACAGATTCAGTTTATTTTACTGCACATAAAACTTTAAAAAATGATATTGACGCAGGCAAAATTACTTGGAATAAAGATTCAGTAATTGCTTTATATGATAAAATTGCAGAGGAAATGAATACAACATTTACAGGTTATATGACTAAAGCATTTCATTGCCCAAATACTCGTGGCTCTATTATTAAAGCAGGTAGAGAACTTGTAGCAATTAAAGGTTTGTTTATTACAAAGAAAAGATATGCAGTACTGTATTATGATAGAGAAGGTGAACGTGTAGATAATGCAGGTAGAGAGGGCAAAGTGAAAGCTATGGGATTAGATTTAAAAAGATCAGATACTCCTGTATTTGTTCAAGATTTTTTAAGTGAAATACTGTATATGGTATTAACAGGTAAAACTGAAGAGCAAGTATTAGAAGCAATTACAAATTTTAGAGCAGAATTTAAAGCAAAACCAGGTTGGCAAAAAGGATCTCCTAAACGAGCAAATAACGTAACCAAGTATACTGAATTAGAAAAGAAACAAGGCAAAGCAAATATGCCAGGACACATACGAGCAAGTATGAATTGGAATAATTGCAAACAAATGTATAATGACAAATACTCATTGCCAATTACAGATGGTGCAAAAGTAATTGTATGTAAACTTAAAAACAATCCATTAGGATATACATCTGTTGCATACCCTACAGATGAATTACGTATTCCACAATGGTTCCAAGAATTGCCATTTGATAACGAAGCAATGGAACAAACTATACTAGATGGCAAACTAGATAATTTAATTGGTGTATTAGACTGGGATATACAAAGCACTGAAACCAGTAATACATTCAACAAACTTTTTGAAATCTAAATAACTGTATGTTAAGCATAGAAGAAATAAAACTGTTAAAAGAAAAACTACAAAAACTTAAAGGTACAGATTGGGAAAAGTTTTTAAAAGAACAAATACAAATTTTAACAGATGTGGAATTGGCTGTTGATGCTAATAATCAAGACACAATTGATCGATTAGATAAAACATTAGATTGGTTTAGACGAGATTTAAAAATAAAAAGAGAACAACCTATGTTTGATCCAATATTAAGGGGAGCTATAACAAGAAAAATATTCCAATTTGCTAAAACTAATATCTATAATAGTCTTGAAATTGGTCCTGGTACAGGTATGTTTTCTAAAGACTTTAGAGCATGGCGATTAAATTATTTTCTTGAAGTACTGCCTGAACTAGAAGCAAAAATACGAAGAAGATTTCCTCCACCTCATCAAAAATATCTTAAATTTTATCTAACACGCAATACTGAATGTTCAAATATTCCACAAGGTTCTTGCAATCTTGTGTTTAGCTGGGATACCTTTGTATTCTTTACACAACAACACATACAACAATACCTACACGACATTAAAAGAGTATTAATACCAGGTGGTTATTGTTTTATACATTATGCAGATTGCCATTTTGATTATGATTTACACGAAGCAAAAAGAGGTTATTGGAACTACAATACCAAAAGTGAAATGGAAAAAATTATTAAAGAAGAAGGTTATGAAATTGTGGAAATGAAACAATTTAAACCAGGAGCCAATTATGCCATATTTAAAAAACCTGGTAAACAAAATCCAGCAGTGTATAAAATAAATGAAATTACTATTGATTAATTTAACAAAGGAGTATACAATTAACATATGAAAGATATCTTACAAGACATAGTTAAGCACACGCATGGACTAGGATTTTTAGATCTTGTCAAAATTTCCGGAGATGGTAGTGAAACTGCTATTGATTCAATGGCAGAAGACAGATCAGTTATCTTGCAAGGAACCTTTAACAAACCACAATCAGAAATGACTGGTACGTTTGGTATGCCTCAATTGAATAAATTAGATATTCACTTGAAGTGTCCTGAATATCAAGAAAAAGCAAAAATAACTGTAACAAAAGGCAACAGAAATAGTGCTGAAGTTCCAACAGGAATTCATTTTGAAAACGAAAAGGGAGACTTCAAAAACGATTACAGATTTATGAATGCTGAAATTATCAACGAAAAACTTAAAACAGTTAAGTTTAAGGGAGTTAAATGGGACGTTGAAATTGAACCAACCGTGGCGAGTGTACAAAGGTTTAACTTTCAATCTATTGCAAATACAGAACATAATTCTTTTGTTGTTAGAACAGAGAACAATAACCTGATATTTTCATTTGGTGATCAAGCATCACATGGTGGAGAATTTGTTTTTGCAAAAGGAGTGAAAGGAACTCTAAATAAAGGATGGAGTTGGCCTGTAGCACAGGTATTGCAAATACTGAAACTGTCGGATTCAGCAAAAGTTATATTACATTTCTCAAACGAAGGAGCAATGATGGTAACGGTTGATTCGGGGTTAGGCAAGTATCAATATATAATTCCAGCCCAGGCGCAATAATGGCAGAATATCGGCAAGAACATTTAGGCAAATTTAACAGAAACTTTGCAGTGTTCTTGCCTGCAATTTCAAATTTTTACAATACATTTATATCCAGACAACGAACTACCAAAGGTAAACACATTCCAAAGGATAGAATTCCAAAAGGTTTTGATCAAGACGTTGAAGGTTTAAACTTCATTAATCCAGATAAAGGTTATTTTACATATCCAACTGCATTATATTCGGCAGGACACGCCTGTTTAGATATGGATAAAGTTACAGATAGAGATTCTATGTGTGTAAACAGAGATAGAAAGTTTAGCACAATAGTAGGTGATTCTGGTGGATATCAAATAGCAAAAGGTGTTATACAATTCGATTGGAAAGATTTCGAAGGAAATAAAGCAAATGCAGTTAGAAACAATATACTAAACTGGTTAGAACTTACATCAGATTGGGCAATGACATTAGACGTTCCAACTTGGGCGGCAGATGAC